CGAGGACTGGCGGATCTACGGCTACGACTACGGGTTCAAAGATCCGAGGGTTCTCCTTGAGATCGGCAAGACGCCAGCCGACCAGTATGTCGCGGTCGATATGTACCACGAGACTCAGCAGCCTCTCGACGATCTCATCGATCCCGATGATGGCACGGGATGGGCGTTCGAGCAGTCGAAACAGCCGGGCGAGGTCTTCTGTGACCACGATCCCGAACACATCCAGAAGTTCCGCGATGCTGGCTTCAGTGCGGCCGCAGCTGAGAAGGATATCGACGAAGGAATCGACGAGGTCCGCGGTGTGCTTGAAGTCGACCCCGAGATCGGTCCGGGCCTCCTAGTGGTCGAGGAACTCACTGAGCTGATCAACGAGTTCCAGTCGTACAAGGAAGACGACGTTGGGACGAAGCGAGCCGAAGACCACGCTCTCGACTCGCTGCGGTATGCGATCATGGGCGATCGGTATGTCGAGGACGACTCGAATGGCGGGACCGGAACGTGGTGATCATATACTATGCCTGATACAAATACCACTGAGACTGCGGAGTCGACCGACGACACAGTCGCCGAAGACAGCGAGCAGCTTGAAGAGCTCGTCGCCGAAGACGGTCTGAGTACTCGTCAGGAGTACCAGATGCGTCTCGCGCTGATGGAGCAGCTGGGTGAGAACCTTCCAGGAGACGAAGACTACTACGACGTCTTCAACTGGGATAAGGATCCCAGCGTCGACGAGTTCTATGCCCTCGCGCTGCGGAACCCGTATGCCTATGCTGTCACGTTCCTCCCGCCAGAGACCACGTGGCGAAACCCGCCTAAGATCTCTGACGGCGCTGAAGTCGAAAGTGGCGAGACCCAGTTCGAGAGTGAACTAGGAGACGTTATCGACGAGAACCGGCTATGGCACTACTGCCGCCGGGCAGACAAGCTCGCCGGGATCGGGAAGTTTGGCGCGCTTGTCTTAGAGTTCGACGACACCGAAGGCGAGGGCGACCTCGATACGCCTGTCGACGCCGGTGCCGAACTGACTGGGCTCAAGCCGTTTAGTCGGGCGTCGATCTCCGACGTCGTCGTCGGCGGTCCAGGATCGGGGCGCTGGAACGAACCGGTGAAGTACCAACTCGACTTCTCCGACGAGAACGAGACCGAGACCGAGGGGGTTATGGAGTACAGTGGCTCGGATTCGGTCTGGGTCCACTGGTCGCGTGTTGTCCACATCCCCAGCGAGGAGCTCCTCGATGACGAACTCCGTGGCGTCGAACGCCAACGCCCGGTCTACAACAACATCGTCGACATCGAGAAGACGCTGGGCTCCGCGGGCCAGCTCGCCTACCGTGCGGCTGCGTGGGGTATCCACATCAACATCTCGGAAGACTTCCAACTCGATGACGACGGCGACAAACTCCAGGAACACCTCCAGCGCTGGCAACACGGCCTCGAAAACGTCCTCCGGACGCAAGGGGCCGACGACGTCAAAAGTCTCGGCGGGGAGAACATCGATCCCGGGCCGGTCATCGACCCGAACATCGAGGCGATCTCGGCTCAGACAGGCATCCCCCAGTCGGTACTCAAGGGCAACGAGACTGGGGAGCGCGCGACGAGTCAGGACCTCAAAGAGTGGTACGGCAAGATCGCTGAGCGACAGAACGAATTCGTCGGCCCCATCATCGTTCGTGAGTTGATTGATCGACTGGTCGACGTCGGCACGATCCCCGAAGCTCGCGATGGTTACGAGGTCGAGTGGCCACCGCTGGCTGAGATGTCCGAAGAGGACCGGGCGAACATCAGGGAAACGCGGTCGAAGGCACTCAAGACATGGTTGGAGGCTGCACCTGGTGCTCTCACTCCAGAGCAACAACTCGACTTCATCGATGATGGCACGCTCCCGAGTGAATTGGAGAACGGTGATCTCCCAGAGCTCGACGAGACCGATCCCGAAGTCGACGCCCAGTTCCAGCGGGCCACTGCCCCAGGTGATTACTAATGCCGTCTCCTCGGCTCTACACACTGACCGCTGGGAAGCAGGACCCCACAAACACGAAGACCATCCGTGACACGTACGCCCGTCGACTGCGTGGGCGGTTCGCAGCACTCAACGCAGCGATGCGGGAGGCGATAGTCAAGGACGACGTCTTGGGGCTCCGGGAGTCGGACCTGTCCGAATCAGATGTCGACGAACTGACCGAGACGTTCGCCGAACGGCACGAACTCAAGGCGATCGACTCACCGCCCGATCTCAGTTCACTCCCTCCTGCTGAACGGATCGCCCGGTTCGAAGACTGGCTCGATGAAGCCGAAGAAAACGAGATCCTGGATGTGATCCGGCGTGACGAGAACATCTGGGTACGCCGTGCCTACGAGCGCGGGATCAAGGACGCCAACGCGAACCTGAAGAATGTCGGCATCCCCGTGTCGGGATCGAGTGCTTCGGATACGATCCGAGTACCGGTCCATCAACGTCGACTCGAATCACTGTTCGCACGCAACTACGCCGAACTCGACGGGATCACTGATGCGGTGAGTCAGAACATCTCACGAGAGCTCGCAACCGGCCTCTCGGAAGGCGTCTCGCCCAGTGAGATGGCGCGGCGGATCTCCGACCGCGTCGACAAGATCGGGAAGACACGAGCAACGACGCTCGCTCGAACGGAGATCATCAACTCTCACACCGAGGCAACCCTCCAGCGCTACGAGGAGCAGGATATCGAGACTGTCGGGATTGAGCCCGAGATGCGTATCCAAACGGCAGGCGACAACAGCGTCTGTCAGGAGTGTCGGACTGCTGCTGAGCAGGGCCCGTGGCCGATCAGTGAGTTCCGAGGCTCGGGATACCAACCTCCCCTGCACCCCAACTGTAGATGCGCGGTCCTCCCGGTCGTCAACGAGACTGCCGCGGCCGCCTTCCAGGAGCACCCTGTCGACTTCACGGTCATGCTTCGAGCTGGGGCGTTCGTTCGTAACGAGAGATTCTACACCGCCCTCGCACAGGCCGACGCTGACGAAGCACGCGAACTGACGGCTCAGGCGGTCGCGACGTAGACCTCCAGGCCCGATGACCTCTGCAAGCGGCCGCGTCAAACAGACGTGACGGGCGAGGTCTTGGGGGCGACACGATTCTATGAAACCAGATACACAAGACCTGCGGGTGTCGGCCCGAACGGCTCGGCTAACCGCAGGTCAAGACGATGACGACGGCGGTCCTCCGTGGACGTTCGGCGGGGTCGCCGTCGCAGCTGGGGACATCCTACATATGGATGACGGGACGCAAGTCCTGATGACTGCCGAGGATCTCAAGAAGGCAGCCAACACCCAGTCGGGCGAACCGCTTACCGTCGACCATCCGGCGGATGATGATGGTCGACCGCAGTATCCTCCTCCGACTGACGAGACGGTCGGGAAGGTCCCGCGTGCTGGCTGGCTCGACGAGGCCGAAGCAGTCGGCTACGAAGCCACCACCCACGACGAGGAGATCGCCGATGGTGTTCAGGGGGAAACCTACGAGGTTTCGGTCCACCCGCAGTTCGCGCTCGGAGAGTTTCGGGAAGACGTCCAGGCTTACGTGGCTGAGGACATCCGCTTCTTGGATCTCTCGGTCGTCTCGAAAGGCGACTCGCCAAGCAACACCGCGGAGTGGGGACCGAACCAAGCACTGGCGTCGTTCACAGCCGGGACTGACATCGGTTCTCAGCTCACCGCTGGTGACGACGTCGACGATCTCCCCGATGATCAGCGAGGTCTTCTCCAGAGCTTCATTCGACTGCTCCGCAGCGCCGATCCCGACGAGCAGTTGGGTGAGGCACCGAGTTCTGAGAGTCAGTCGATCCCGTCGAGCGTTGATGTCGACGAACCCTCCAGTACGGAAACGACGGCGGCGGAATCCGCCACGGACAACGGTTCTACTCAACAGATGGACGACAACACCAGACGGCAGTACATCAAGTTCCTGACCGCGAACGCTGGCTTCGATGAGGAGTCGGTGTCGTCGATGGACGACGATGTGCTCGAACAGACGTTCGAACACGCTGCCGAAGCCACTGATGGCGACGGCGGTAGCACTGACGACGATGACGATGACGACGATCCAACCGACGATCAGACTCTCGGGCAGATGACCCCGTCCGAGCTCGGTGAGGTACTCCAGGATCAGGGATTCGTCACCGAAGACAACGCTGACGAACTCCTGGCGCAGGCGCAGGATCAGATCAGCAAGGCCGAGCAGGTCGACGAGCTCATCGCAGCCAGCGATGACTACGACGAAGACGACCGCGAGGACCTGATGGCCTCGGCGGATGCTCTCGTCGAGAAAGAGCACGATCGGGCGACGGGTGGCGGTGTCAGTCTCCAGGCAGGGACTGGAAGCCTGACCGCCGGCGCTCCAGGAACTGATCAAGACGTCGACGAGGATCTCGACGACTACGGTACGGGGCAGGCTCAGTGAGGTAACATCACATGGCACCACTATCAACTGAGAACTCGGTCAAAGCAAAGTGTCACAACCAGCCCGCATTCGATGAGGGGGCGGCCCTCGAAACGCTCGAACCGGGCCAGGGAGTCGTTCGCGGATCTGGTGGCTTCGAGGCGGCCGGTGCGGACTCCCCGACTACTCGCGTCGTTCGCGAGCAGCGCAACCCCGGCAGCCGTGGGATCGAGGACAACGAGAGTCCGCTGGCGAAGACGTACGCCTCCGGTGAGAACGTCGAGACACTCGGCTTCCAGAGCCACGATCAGGCTCGCCTCCTGTTCGCGTACTCGGACAACGCCAACGACGGCACCGACGACACCTACAGCGAGGGTGACGAGGTCGGCTGGAACGCCAACGGCTACCTCGAACACGTCGACGCCAGCGGCAGTTCGGTGACCGAAGCAGTCGGTCGGATCGCAGAAGAAGACGACTTCACGATGAGCAGCGGAGACGGCCCGCGTCACACGCTGGTGGAGTTCTACTGAGAGGATCTATCAATGAGTGAATCTATCACGGCCAACAGTCCGCAGATGGCACAGGAGTTTGAAGGTGCGTCGCGTCTCCACGAGACCGCACTCTTCAACCCGATGAAAAAGACGCGGCAGAAAGCCTGGAAGCAGATCCGGGCCCAATCGCCGCTCAACCCCGACCAGTGGGAGATGCTGGATGAGGCGGTCGGCGTCAAGCAGCCAACGGCTGAACTCACTGCTGACTCGTCGATCACAGTCGACAGCTGGCAGGAGTACGCCGATGTCATCCTCGACGACCAGTTCGTCGAGTCGACGATCATCGACCAACTGATCGGCTCGGGCTTCGGAGTCAGCGCATCGCTGTTCCGCTACGCCCACTTCGACCGGCTCCGCAGCGAGCGGATGGAAGCGACGATCAGCATGAACGCCCGTTCCCGCAGCACCCAAGAGCTTCCCTCCCATGGCCTCCACGGCGTCCCGCTGTGGATCCACCACGTCGACTACGAGTTCGACAGCCGGGAGTTCCAGAATGCCCAGCAGTTCGGCGACGATCTCGACTCCAGCGTTGGCCGTGAGGCCCGCCGGGCGCTCAACCGCTCGGAGCACAATATGCTCTGGGACGGCGAAGGCCGCGAGATCCCAACCGAGCGCGGGGCACTGTCGGTCACGGGGCTCGACTCCGACACCGACCTCATCCTCCAGGCGTCGACTTCCGGCGGTTGGACGTCGGACCCAGACAACATCCTGGAGGACTTCAAGGAGCTCCACAACACGATCGAGGACCAGACCGATGTCCAAGACACCGACGACGTCCCGCTCGTCTCCGAGATCGGTGGGATGGTCTTCGTCCCGCGCAAGCAGTGGGGCGAGATCACCCGTGAGGACTACGAGACCTCGGCGACCGACGAGCCACTCTTCGAGCGTATCCAGCGCAAGTACGGATACCTCGACATCATGCCAGCGCCGCGGCTGGACTCGGACAGCTGCATCCTGCTGCTGAACGACACCCGCTACTTCCAGATGGTGAACGCCCAGTCGGTCACCAACACGAACTGGGAGGTCGACGGCGGGTTCGGTCTTCACAACAAGACGCTCAGCTCCCGAACCCCGTTCGTCCGTCGCTCGCCTGACGGAGTCCGTGGGATCGCCCGGCTGACCGGGATCGACGCCTAAGGTTCGCCATGACTGAAAACACAGTCACGGTCCGGGTCGACCGGGCCCAATTCCGACACGACGGCGAACAGTACGAACGTGGTGACGTCCTGGAAGTCCCGCAGCGGACGTTCGACCGGCACCAGTTCTCGCTACGCCGCGCTGAAGACGGCGGTTCTGACGGTGACGGGCTTCCTGATCCGGGAGATCTCACGGTCGACGAAATCGAAAGTCTCGCCGAAGACCTCGACGCAAACGATCTGATCATCCTCCGAGAAGTGGAAACGGAGGGTAAAAACCGGAGCACAGCACTCGACGCGATCAACGAACACATCGACGAGCCGGAGGGCTAACCGATGCCAGAGGCATCCCCTGAGGATGTCCGCCTGGAGATCGACACGCACCTCGACGACCCGAAAATCGAGAAGCTGATCGGCCGAAAGGCACGCGACATCGAACGGGACCCCAACGTCGGCGGTCTTGACGATCCCGACCGCCGGGATCTCGAAGCTGTTCTCACAGCGATCCATATCGCGACGCGGCTCGATCGGGCCGAAGAGAGTGTCGGCGCTGGTCCTGCGTCGGTCGACTACGAGGAATCGATGATCGAAGAGCTACGTGCAGACGCACGCCGACTCGGTGCCACTGACGAACTCCTTGGAATCGTTGCCACGGACAAAAAGGCGTCTGTCTGGGTTCCGGATACAGGGTAACGATGAAGGGGGCTATCAGGCGGCTCATCCGTAACCACGGAACCACGCTCGAACACTACAAGTTCGATGCGGGTACCGAGACATCTCGCGGCCAGGCGTTCAGTGTGGCTGCTGATGCACCAGAGATCATCAACGCGATCCCCGACCCGGGAAGCAGATCTCTCGGGTTCGGGGCGTTCGGTTCCGAGGTCGAGGCGGATATGCTGTTCCTGGTCGGGAGCGATGTCGACCTCACTGACGGTGGTGGCGAGGGTGCCTCACGGCTCAAACACCACGGCGACGTCTACGTAGTCGTCGACGCAGACCAGAGCTACCAGTACCGCGGCTTCCAGCTCATCCACTGCGACCGAGACACGGAGAGTGACCTATGATCGACAACTACGACGACCTCAACCGCGACGATACGCTGGCGGCCGTCAGAAACTTCGACGGCGAGCAGCTGGCGGAGTTCATCGCCTTCGAGCGCGATCACAAGGATCGAGTCACCGTCATCGAGCCGCTGGAACGTGAGCTCCTCGAGGTAACTTCGGCCGGACGAAGCTACGTCGCCGGACTCTGGTTCGACAACGTCGACGACGTCCACGTTGTTCGCCGATCTAGGCGTGTTGAGTCGGCAATCGACGAGGGCCTCCTGGAGATCGTCTGATGGTCAACGACGACAATAACTTCGATGAAGCACGTGACGCTATAGAAAGTGGTCTCGCTGCGGGAATCGCAGAGCTCCACTCGGAGGTCCTCGGCACGACGATCCAGAACATGACCGACGGAAAGGATGCTCTCGGAAATCCGTGGCCGCTCGTCGAGGACGCGACGCTGGCCTCACGGCAGACACGCACGACGGATGCCCGGGCCTTGGTCGACACCGGCGAGTATCGAGCCGATATCGTTGCGAGCTCGGAAGTGAATCCGAAGGAACTTGTCGGCGTGATCGGGACAAGCAAAGACTTCGCCAAGCACCACGAGTTCGGTGCGCCGGAGGCTGGCATCCCACGTCGGCCACTATTCGGGCCCGCAGGAAAACTCGGCGAAGAGTTGGCGGTAGAACTGATTGGCGTCGAGATCGACACACGACTCGAAGATGCGGGAGTCGACTGATGCTGACTACTGCTGAAGAGGACCGCCTCGAAGCCGCGCTCCCGACGACCGCGATCTCCATCGGCTACGATGGCGCGGTTTACGACTACGACCTCGACGTCCACTGGTCGGGGGGCGACAACACCGGGGATGACGCGGGCGGCTCACCGGACTACCCGGCGCTCGTGTTTGGGTGGGACTCGCAGAACGATCCACGCCCAGAACGCCAGCCAGCAAACAACCTTGATTCGGTCGACAACCCTGCTGGCGAAGTGGGTCTCACCGAGACCGAGGTTCAGGAAGTCTCTGATGACCTATCGATGACTGTTGCTGTCCGTGCGACTCACGATGACAACGGTGTCCCACCGCAAGTGCGGGCTACCAACCTCACACGAGCCCTCTGGCGGGCGGTCGAGCACGATCTCGATATCAACTCCGAGGGCCCGAATGGCGAGCGACCGATCCGACCGGAAACCACCGCCTCCCCGACGCCGTCGCGTGTCGAGCGGACATACCGCTATACGTGGACCGTCCGACTGCATCACGCTGAGCGATTTGTCACCGACTACCCGACGGCCGAGAGTGCGGACTACAGCGCCGATTCGACAAGCAACTAATCACGAAGACGACACATCATGACTGTTTCACCAGTAACGATAGACGTATCAGCAGAGCTCGGAGCACTCCCACAGGAGACCTTTACCGACGCTGCGGTGATCGGGACGGCGAGTAGTTCGCCGTCCGGGGCCGCCTTCGGTGAGGTCAACCGCTATCAGAGTGCTTCTGAAGTACAAGACGATTACGGCGACGGCTCGGATGTCCACACGGCATCCCAGAACGTTGCCGAGATGGGGGCTGACGCATGGTACGTCATCGTCCTCGAAGAGACAGAGGTCGCCGACGAGACTGTCGACGACGGCTCGACCGTCGCAAACACGCCCATCCTCGGCAACGCTGGCGTCACGGCTGACACCCGTGATGTCGTCTATGTGGCCGACGATCCGGTCACCACTCCCGATGCGGGAGAGGTCGCGATCAACACGGCGACCGGCGAGATCTCCACCGGCGATGGAACGAGCGCGACGCTCACCTACTCCCACGTCGACTGGAGTGGCCTCGACGAGCTCGCGGTCCAGGGCATCAACCGAGCCCACCTCGCCGACACCCGCGCTGGGCTCGAACACATCGGCGACTACGATGCGTTCGTCGGGTGGGCGTCGGCCGCGCAGGTCGGTGTGATCCTCCCGCTGAAGAACCCACAGACCTACGCCGACGACCAAGCGGCGATGGAGGCCGCCCACGAGATCGCGGGCTACGTCCCGGCTGGAAACGTGCTCCCAGTCGCAGCAAAGGCTGGCGGCGACATCGGGGCGCACAAGCTGGGTCAACTCGCGGTCAACGATCCGTGGTTCGACCCCTACTTCGATAACGACGGCTACCCCTACAGCATCGACTCGATCAAGGGGAGTCTCATCGGCGATCCGGGAACCACGGGGACCTTTGTCGGCGGCGATGCCGACGGATCCGGCCCGGTCAACGTCGTCATCTCGGTTAGCGGGGTGAACGTGCTGTGGCGATCTGTGTCGACTGCCGGTGCGGCGAGCGACTACCAGTTCTTCGATCAGCAGATGACGGAGTACTTCTCCGTCTCGGTGATCGAGAACGCCCTCACGTCGCTCGAACTCAATCAGGATCGGATTCCGTTCACAGGGACTGGCCAGTCGATGATCGAGAGCGCAATCATCGATGGTCTCAACGAGTACGTCGGCGGTCCCGACGACCCCTTCGCCGAGGCCTCGATCACAGTTCCCGATCCCGACGACCTCGACGATCAGGACAAGAGCAACCGTAACTGGAGCGGGATCAAGCTCGAATACCAACTCAGCGGCAGCGCCCAGACGTTCGAAGTCGGCCTGACGCTCACTCTGTAACCAGCCAACCCGAGGTAATTCATGCCACAATACAACAAAGACGAGGCGCAGGTTCTCGTCAACGGCGAACGAATCGTACAGCTGAAGAACTTCGACCCGCCCGAAGAGAGCTACTCCCGGTCTTTCGACGATACTGTCGGCGACGACGACAACGTCCTTTTGGGAGACAACAATCCCGAGCTCGAAGGAGAGATCGAGATCTCCCCGACGTCTCCGACGATCAGTACGCTCAACGAACTCACTCGCTCTGGCGAAGAGTGTACGATCACACTCCGCTATCCCGGAGAGGACGTTCGGGAAAACGAGACGTGGACGCGGGCTGTGTTCACCGACAAATCCCACTCCAGCAGTTTCGATGACGACTCGGAGTCGCCACCGAACCGGACCTACTCGTTCATCGCCGACGATGTTCAGGGGTGATAACTGATGAGCGAAGACTCAGAAGAGCCTGCTGAGGAGGCCGAAGACTACAGCCTCGAAGAACTCGAAAACCAGGAGTGGCCGGAGCCAGCCGACACGTCTGGGTACATCAAACACGAGTTCATGGATGGCACCGAGATGGTCTTCGAGTGCCAAGATCCAGAAACAGAGGTGATCATGAACTACATCGGACCCAACGTCGGCGATCAAGACCAGTCCGAACGGCAGTTCGCGTTCGTGACGTCGACAGTGGTGAATCCACAGATTCCGCTGGAGCGATGGCAGCAGTGGCGACCTGCTGACCGGACGGCCCTCTCCCGCAAAGTCGCGGAGTACGTCGGTGTGGATCGGATTGTGGATTTTCGCGCCGAAGATCTCGAAGATCTGATGTCCAACTCGCAAGCCGAATAGCGCGGGAGTTCAACATCGCCTCCGATGATCCTATCATGGAAGTACTCGACTGGCCGCTTTCGAAGATGCTGACGTACGCCGAGTGCCTCTCCAACGGTCAGGAGAAAGATGTAGAACAGCCAGAACACAACCTTGAAGAGATAATTCAGAAACTCCCCGATGACTCTCTTTGAGAGAGTTACTCCACCGGCCGTTCAAAGATGTAGTGCGTAGATCCGCCACCAACTTCGACTGTTTCTTTCAACTGCCACCCATCAGACGCGACGTCGTTGATTTTCTGCACTCCTTGATCACCAAAGGCCAATGCTCGGATTTCAACCGCCTTATACTCGTACCGTCGATCCTGTGACATAGCTCGCAGTCGACTGTCCGTAAATAAAAACACTACTACCAATACATATGTACGGAGGTTCAGCAACTGTTCGAACGATTCAAACAGTATTCACAGCCGACGATCGTGCCAGCGCCAAACTAGAGGCAGCCGAACAGCGTGGTGACGAACTTGGCGACTCGATGGAGCGAACTGAGCAGCGGCTCAGTGCGGTTACACAAGCGATGGCTGTCACCGGCACCGCGGCTCTGGGTGGGGCGGCAGCAATAGCAGCACTCACCAGCCGCTTCGGTCGCCTCGATCAACAGTTCGCCACGATACAGTCGACGTCGGGTGCCACCGTCGAGCAAATGGAGCAGATCCGCTCCGCTGCGAAAGGCGTGTCGACTTCTCTTCCTGTATCGCTACGGGAAAGCACCGCAGCCGCCCGCGAACTATCCTATGCGGGATTGTCGGCGTCGGAGACAATGGCCACCCTTAGTGCGACCAGCCAACTCGCTGTCGCCGGGAACCTCCAAGCCGGCCAGGCAGCCCAGACTGTCGCTCGTTCGCTCAACGCCTTCGAGTTAGAAGCGAGACAAGTGGACGCTGTTGTCGGATCATTGGGTCAGACGTTTGCGTCTAGTGCTACTTCTGTGAACGCTCTAACACAGGGCCTCTCAGAAGTCCAGGCGACCGCTAATGCAGCTGGTCTCTCGGTGGCAGAAACTACAGCCAGCCTTGGGCTCCTCGCATCTTCGGGACTGTCTGGATCTCGGGGTGGTACTGCGCTCAATTCTACACTTCAACAACTCACTTCTGGAAGCGGAAAGACGAAAGAAGCCCTCGACGAGCTGGGGCTCTCGATGCGCGACTTTACCGATGAATCGGGTAATCTCCAGGACCTGCCTGTGATCATGCAGACGTTGTCGACGGAGATGAACAATGTCGAGTCACAGGCCGAAAGGCTCCGGATTGCCAACGAATTGGTTGGTGCAGAAGGATCGCGTGCACTCTTGCCGATGATCCGTAACACCTCTGATTTGGCAGATCGTGTTCAAAATAATCTCAGAGCTGAGATACAGGGTGCAGTTGGCGATCTCGCTGAGATGAGCGACTCGGAGTTGTCGACGACTGGAGAGCTGTTGGGTATGGGGGACCTTTCGGCCCAGACAACAACTGCCGAGTTGGTAGCAAACCTACAGCAGTTAGAAGAGGAAGGCGAGAC